AGCCTGAAAGATTCGCCGTATTGAATCAAGTGTACGAAAAAGCGTTTGAGTACGCTGCCGACACTGATAATGACGGTGTAACTATGAGAATCAGACCAACAGGAATGAATTTGTACTGAGATGGCTTCCGCTCGCAAAGCTAAAGGGAAAAAGTCAGTCGCTATAAGCGACATATCTGGCTTTAAAGTCCCGTATAAAGAACTCAAGACTACTTGGGAAGGCTTTCGAGTAGAGCCAGAGGAGTACGATCCTAAGCAACCCCAGCTAACCCCACCCCGAAATGTTATCGACGCAACCGCGCTGTTTAAACCGCGTCCTGACACAGATCCTGAGAACGTAGAGATTTACATCGGTTATACATTTGACCCGTTTATCCCTATTCAGCAAAGACCAGGAGTTGGAATTGGTTCTTTGGGTAGTGTTGGATTTGCCTCTTCAATAAGGGCAGACTATGTATTTAATGTAACAGGGGTTTCGTCCACTGGTGCGATTGGGACTGTAACCATATCTGATAACGAAGATGTGTTGACTACAGGGGTGGCTGCAACCGGAGCAGTTGAAGGGTTTGGAATTACCGGAAACGGTAATGTGATGATAATCGCAACCGGAATCTCCGGTGTTGGAGCAGTTGGAACAACAGGTGTTGAGGTTCCGGGAACTGACGCAATAGTCACAGGTGTAGCTGCAACTGGAGATACAGGAACTACAAACCTCTACATAACCACAGACGTTAATCCAGCTGGACAGTCTGCAACTGGCGCGGTAGGAACTGAAGTTCCTGAAGGCGAGATTATTGAAACAGGCGTAGCTGCAACTGGAGCAACAGGAGTTGAAGTCCCAGAATCAGAAATAACTGAAACAGGCGTAGCTGCAACAGGGGCAATCGGAACTGAAACGATTAATGCTGACGCAGTCATAAGCGTGACCGGAACATCTGCAACTGGCGATACAGGTGTTGAAGTCGGCGGAGCTGACGCAACGAATATCACCGGAGTTGCCGGAACGGGTGCGATCGGAACTGAAGATCCACAATCCAGCCCAGTACCTAGCGGAGTTTACGCAACTGGAAATATTGAAGGATTCGGTGTTACTGGAAATGGTAACGTACAGATATCCGCGACTGGGGTTGTTGGAGCCACAGCAGTTGGTAATGTCGGTCTCGAGGAAGCCACAGCCATTGTTAATGAATCTAATAACACCGGATGGGGCGAACAACCTTGGGGCGATGATGTTTGGGGTGGTTCTCCAGAGATTGTTGCCTATGGTGATATAGGAACTGTTTCAATTGATGTGTTCATCGGTCCAAACGTAACAGGGGTCGCTGGAACTGGTAACGTAGGCTCAGAAACTCCAGAGGCTGAAATAACTGAAACAGGAGTGGCTGCAACAGGTAACATTGGAACAATCAGCAACGAAACGGAAGAGAGCATCACCGGACTAAGCTCAACCGGATCAACTGGAACAGCACAAGTTTATGTTAATGCAGGATGGAGTGAGGGGCTTTGGGGTGAAGATGATTGGGGTGAATAAATGAATTACACGACTTTGGTAGCCAACATACAAAACTTCGTGGAAGATGATTCCACAGAGCTCGAGGCATCGATCCCTCAGATCATTGCTCAAGCCGAGGAGATGATTTTTCAAAGATTGCCTAATTTGCCTTGTTTCCGTAAGACCTCGACTGCTTCGATGGTGGCTGGGACAGCAGATTACACATTGGCATCGGCTAGGATGATCAGGCAGTTCTCCATAACTAATTCAGGCAATGTGAGCTACTTGGATCATAGGATCGACTCATATTTAAGGGATTATTGGCCTAATTCTTCAACACAAGGCACACCGATCATGTACAGCACCAAGACCGCCAGCACTTCTGGTATAACGGTTACGGTGGCTCCAACGCCAGACAGCACATATTCGTACACAATTGATTATATAGCACCAGAAACGGGACTTTCTTCAGGAAACCCGAACACTTGGATCAGCGATAATGCTGAAGTTGTGTTGCTTTCTGCAAGTTTATATGAAACTTCTGCTTTTCTTAAAGCCGCAGAAACATTAAACTTGTACAAGGCACAGTTCGATGAGGCTATTCAATTGTTCCAGCAGGAAATGAGTCGAAACTACAACGCAGAATACAACGGAGGTATTTAATCATGGCTATCACTCAAGCAATGTGTACCAGCTTCAAAGAAGATTTACTTCAAAAAGAGCAGGACTTGGACACAGATACAATTAAAATCGCGCTTTACACTTCTTCAGCCACGCTCGATGCGACCACAACCGCATATACCGCAAGTAATGAGGTCAGCGGAACGGGATATACGGCTGGTGGCGTAACGCTCACAGGTGCAACAATCGGTACAAGTAGCACAACCGCTTATGTGGATTTCGACGATCCAGAGTGGACAAGTGCATCTTTCACAGCTCGCGGAGCTTTAATTTATAACAGCACAGCTTCAAACCAATCAATTGCGGTTCTGGACTTTGGCGGTGACTTCACTGTTTCTTCCGGTACTTTTAGAATTGTGTTTCCAGCTGCTGGTGCAACCGCTATCATTAGATTAGATTAAGGGGTAAATAAATGCCTAGTTCATACGTTAATAATCTCCGATTGGAGGAGATGGCCACTGGAGAAAAATCCGGAACTTGGGGGACCATAACCAACACCAATCTTGAGCTGATTGGCGAAGCATTGGGCTATGGCACTGAGGCGATAGCCACAGATGCGGACACAACCATCACGATGCAAGATGCAACGGCTGATGGAGTCCGCGCTCTTTATCTTAAAATCACTTCTGGTGTAAGTCTGACCGCGACCAGAACCGTTACGCTTGCTCCGAACACTGTGAGCAAAGTGTGGATTATTGAAAACGCCACCACTGGTAGTCAATCTATAACCATAGCTCAAGGTAGTGGTGGAACAGTAACTATAGCAAATGGCACTACAAAGATTGTCTCTACTGATGGGGCAGGGGCAGGGGCAGCTGTTACAGATGTTACGGCAAATTTTGCAATCAGCAATGTCACAATAACTGGTGGTTCGATTAGTGGTATTACAGATTTAGCAGTTGCCGATGGGGGCACTGGAGCCTCTGATGCTGGAACAGCTAGAACTAATTTAGGTTTAGGTTCAATAGCAACTCAAAATTCAAATTCAGTAACAATCACTGGCGGTTCTATCAGTGGTATTACTGATTTAGCTGTGGCAGATGGCGGAACAGGTGCTTCATCATTAACTGCTAATAATGTAATATTAGGTAACGGAACTAGTGCTGTTCAATTTGTTGCTCCCGGCACAAGTGGCAATGTACTTACTTCTAATGGAACTACATGGACTTCAGGTGCAGCAGCTGCTTTTGATTCAGGTACTTTGATGGTGTTTCAGCAGACAGCAGCACCAACTGGCTGGACTAAGCAAACTACTCACGATAACAAAGCATTTCGAGTGGTTAGTGGAACAGCAAGTTCAGGTGGTTCGGTAGCTTTTTCAACAGCTTTTGCATCTCAGACACCTACTGGTTCTGTAAGTATTTCTAGTGTTACTGGTTCAGCTGGAGCTACTACGCTTTCAACTCCACAGATCCCAAGTCATAATCATTCTATTAATGTGTTTGGTGCTGCTCCTACGGGTACTGTTAATATTTCAGCTACCACCCCTGCAGCTAACCCAGGTACTGTTCCTACTAACAACACAGGTGGCGGCGGATCGCACACTCACCCATTTAGTTTTTCATCTGGTTCAGGTACGTTTAGTGGTAATGCAATCAACTTAGCTGTTCAGTATGTAGACCTTATTATTGCTTCAAAAAACTAAGGAGATTTATGCAACTGAAAAACGGAACATTTTGTCCGTTAATTAAAAAAGATTGTGTTGAGATGAAATGCGCATGGTTTACTCGTATTCAAGGTTACGATATGAATACAGGTAATCAAGTAGATGAGTGGCAATGCGCTATATCATTAATGCCAATGTTATTAGTAGAAAACTCTGGACAACAAAGACAAACAGGGGCAGCAGTAGAAAGTTTCCGTAACGAAATGGTAAAGGCTAATGAACAAAGTTCAAAAATGTTATTAGCTAGTGTAAAACAAAATTTAATTGGAGCTAAATGATGCGCGTCGTTATAGTTAAAACAACAAATACCGTAATAAAAGATGGTGTTACTAGGGATAATCTTGATTTGTCATCCTGTGGGCTTCCAGATAATTTATGGGCTTTGCAGTGGAACGAACAAGGCGATGAGTCTGGTCATATTGAATACAAAGGGGCAGATGCCCAAAACGATAGCATAACTGAGTTACCATCTTGGGCTACATCTTGTTTAACGGTTTTGCAAGCAAAGCTAGATGCAGAAGAGGCGGAAAGAATAGCGGCAGAAGAAGCGGCTGCTACAGAGTAAGTTGTGGCAAATCCATAGTTTATGAATAAAGAATTTGAAAAGAATAGTTATATTGTTGTAAGACGATTTTTAGATTCTGACAAAGCAGAGGAATTAGCTTTGTCTTTTATGGAAGATTCAGAAACTTTTGAAGGAGACAGCCAATCTCCAACATCTAGGTCAAAATATAACTACAAACATTTTTTGTATTTATTGTGTGAAAAAACTGGAGAGGTTTCTAAATTATATGGGAATAAACTGCTTCCAACTTATTCTTATGCTAGGTGGTATAAAGACGGTGGTATGTTAAATAAACATAGTGACAGACCATCTTGCGAGGTTAGCTTAACACTTAATCTTAAAAAAGATAGAGATTGGCCTATTTATATAGAAACACCAAGCGGAGAAACTAGGGCAATAGAATTAGAGCCTGGTGACGCAATGATGTATCGAGGATGTATTGCTCCGCATTGGAGAGATAAAAGAGAAGATGGAAACTGGGTTCAAGTATTTTTACATTATGTAGACATTGATGGCGTTAATAGAAATTATTATTTTGATCGCATGAATTTTAATGCTTTGTGCGGACACGACGCAGTTATATGAGTTTAAATTTAAAAGATTATATTGTTGTGTTTGAAAACATAGTTTCTGATGAACTTTGTGGTCGAATTATTGCAGAATATAAAGAATCTGTAGACTGGATCAATACAGCTACTGGGTACGGAGATAAAAATAGAGATGTACGAAGATGTGACATTATTAATATATCTCAAGACTATATTATTTCAAAAAATAGAGAAGTTAGACAGGATATAGATGATGAGCTGTTTAAATGTGCTGCGAAAGCAATAAAAAGCTATAACGAGAAATTTCCAACAGCTAAAATAGAACAAGATGAAGGATATTCTTTATTAAGATATCAAGAAGGTGAGTTTTACACACAGCATACAGATAGCTATAAGTTACATCCTAGATCGGTATCCTGTACTTTTGCTTTAAATGATGATTATGAAGGTGGCGAATTTGCTTTTTTTGACAGAGAAGTAACATACAAACTAAAAAAAGGATCTGCGCTAATGTTTCCTTCAAACTTTATGTACCCACACGAAGTATTACAAGTTACTAGGTTTGTTCGCTATTCAATCATAACTTGGTTTATATAAATGTCACAAGAAAACATCAGCCCTCAAGAATTTGGAGCGTTACAAGCAGACGTTAAGAATCTTGCACGAGAGATCAGTTTGCTCCGCAAAGACATGGCGCAAGTGAACGCGGTGATCAATCAAAGCAGAGGTGGGATTTATGTTGTGATGTTTGTCGCAGGGTTAATTGGTTCTGCGATCACGCTAGGTATTAAAAAGTTGCTGGGGCTGTGATGACAGCCGAAGCGTTTTTAAAATTAAAAATACTGCCCCGATTAATGATGGCGATCATGACCGTTATGAGTTGGCGAGTGGTGGAATGGTTCATGACTTTGCCAGACCCAAGTCCTAGTCAAGCTGGGTTGGTATCGGTGGTGACAGGAGCGATGACTGGTGCTTTTGCGATTTGGATGAACCATGAAAAAGAATCTTCGAGACCCGCTAGTCAGCCTTAAA